TAAATAAAACATACTGAACTATTGTTATGTCTGAACAAACTGAAGTTAATAACGAAGTAGGTGCTGTAGATATCGTTGGAAAAATCAACGATAATCAAAGAGCATCTGCGATTGATGCTATCCATGATATGTTATTCTCCAAAGCTTCTGAAGCGATGGCAGATTACAAAAAGGTGGTAGCGAACACATTCTTTGACGAACCTACCGCAACGGAAACAACCGATGAAACTGATAACGGAAACGATTGAAGACGTAAGACTCCTTACTGAGGAGAAAGACGGAAAGAAACTTCTTTATATTGAAGGTGTTTTCCTTCAGTCAGAACTAAAGAACCGCAACGGTCGTATGTATCCTTATAGTGTCCTTGAGCGTGAAGTTCAAAGATACAATGAAGAGTATGTACAATCCAAACGTGCTCTAGGTGAACTCGGTCATCCTGATGGTCCTACTATCAATCTTGATAGAGTTTCTCATAGAATTACTTCTCTCAAAGCAGAAGGTAATAACTTCATTGGTAAGGCACAGATTCTTGATACTCCAATGGGCAACATCGCTAAGAACTTACTTGGCGAAGGTGTTCAGTTAGGTGTTTCCTCTCGTGGTATGGGAAGCATTCAAAAAGTAGAAGACTGCAACGTTGTTGCGGATGACTTCATGCTCACTACTGCTGCAGATATTGTAGCAGATCCATCCGCTCCTGATGCTTTTGTCAACGGAATCATGGAAGGAAAAGAGTGGGTGTGGGACAACGGTCTCCTAAAGGAGAAAGAAATTGCTAAATATCAGAGATACATGGATGAGGCAACACGCCGCACCATGGAAGAGAAAACGCTCAAAGTCTTTGAGCATTTCCTTTCAAATCTTTGATTCTATAAATAAACTTAGATTAATTATACGGAAATTACGAGGTAAACTCAAATGTCAGATATGCTAAACGAAAAGTTTGAGGAGTTCGTTACCGAGCAAAAGGTGATTGTAGAAGCTGGCGATCCTATGCCAACTGTTTCTGCAAACGTTATTCCTGGCACTGGTAGTGATCCTTCACAGGTTTCTGACGCACAGACTAGTTCTGCAAGCGGCAAGGATCCTGCACCAAAGGTAGAACCTTCTGCCGCTTATGGTCAATCTGCTCCTGCGGATCTTGGTGGAACTTCCACCACTCCTAACGAGCATGATGACGACGGAGAAGAGAACCCTGGTGCTAAGGCAGCAGCACCTGTATCACAAGATACTAGTGTTACCTCAACTGCTGGCAAACCTGGAAAGGATCCAGCACCTTCCGTAGGTGATGGTGTAGCATATGGCACTAAGATGGGTAGCGCAGTTACCTATCCAATCAAACCTTCGATGGAAGAGCTCGATGTCTCTGCTGACGTTGCTGCTCTAGTAGAAGGTACAGAACTCTCTGAAGAATTCGCTGAGAAAGCAAAGACAATCTTTGAAGCTGCTGTTAAAGCGAAAATCTCTGAAGAGTATGACAGACTTGTAGAACACTTTGCCACCGAACTTGACAAGCAACTTGAGGTTGCCAAGTCGGAACTTTCTGAAGAAGTTAATGGCACTGTGAACTACGCTATCGGTACATGGATGGAGCAAAACCAAGTTGCTGTGGACCGTGGCATTAGAAATGAGATCACCGAAGACTTCATTGCAGGTCTTAAAGGTCTCTTTGAAGAGCACTACATTTCTATCCCAGACGAGAAAGTCGATGTGGTAGAAGGTATGGCCGAATCGATTCGTGAAATGGAAGAGCGCCTTGACGAACAGGTCAAAGCAAATGTGAAACTACAAAATCGTCTTAACGAGACTGCTAAACTCAACGTTCTGAACACTGTTTCGGAAGGACTTGCAGATACTCAGAAAGACAAACTCGCTGCACTCGCTGAGGGTGTTGAGTTTACTACCGAAGAAGAGTTCTCTAAGAAAGTCAAGACTATCAAAGAGTCCTACTTCAAGGAAGCAACTGTAACTCAAAGTGAAGTTGCAGACGAAACTCCAGTCGAAGGAGCAGGCGAAGAGGTAACACCAGCAATGGCACAATACCTTAACGCTCTCAATCGCTGGTCTAACTGATAATAACTAACTATTTTTTCCAAGGAGCAAAATGTTTAATTCAAAAGCTCTAACCGAAAAGTGGTCACCTGTTCTAGGTCACGAAGGCGCTGGCGCTATCAAAGACAATTATAGAAAGGCTGTTACCGCTGTTCTGTTAGAAAACACAGAATCTCAGCTACGTGAAGAGCGTGGTATGATTAACGAAGCATCCAACACTGTTGGTGCAATCGGTACTAACGCACTATCTGGTAGCGGTCTAGATACCAAAACTGGTGGACTTGCAGGTTTCGATCCTGTAATGATCTCCCTCATCCGTCGTGCAATGCCTAACTTGGTTGCATACGACATCTGTGGCGTTCAACCAATGAGCGGTCCTACTGGACTAATCTTTGCGATGAAGTCGCACTATCAAGAGAACGGTTCCGCACTTCGTGCTGGTTCCGAAGCTCTCTACAACGAGCCTGACACCAACTTCTCTGGTAACTCTCAGGGTCCTGCTGCATACAACGATCCAGTATCTCCTCTTGGCGATGGTGGAACAACTGATGCTAACCCAGGTCTCCTTAACGATGCAACTGGTGGTGGCGTAACTGCTGCTAACTACGAGCGTCAAGCAGGTAACATTGCAAGAGAAGACGCTGAAACTCTTGGTTCTGGATCTACTCTCTTTAACGAGATGAGCTTCAGCATCGAGAAGACCTCGGTCACTGCGAAGACTAGAGCACTCAAGGCAGAGTACACCTTGGAACTTGCTCAAGACCTCAAGGCGATCCATGGTCTAGATGCAGAGCAGGAACTTGCTAACCTTCTTTCTAGCGAGATCCTTGCTGAAATCAACCGTGAAGTTGTTAGAACCGTTTACACTGTCGCTAAGTCTGGCGCACAGAACAACGTTGCTAACGCTGGCGTATTTGACCTTGACGTTGACAGCAACGGCAGATGGTCGGTTGAAAAATTCAAGGGACTTATGTTCCAGATCGAAAGAGATGCTAACGCTATCGCACAGCAAACTCGTAGAGGAAAGGGCAACTTCATCATCACTTCTGCTGATGTCGCTTCTGCTCTTGCTATGTCTGGTACACTAGACTACAGCAGCGGTCTAACTGGCGCTGGTGGTCCTTCCATCGGTGAAGTTGATGACACTGGTAACCTCCTAGTTGGTACAATGAACGGTAGAATCAAGGTCTTCGTTGATCCTTATTCTGCTAACGTTTCTAACACCCACTACTATGTTGTAGGTTACAAGGGTTCTTCCCCTTATGACAGTGGACTGTTCTACTGCCCATACGTTCCCCTACAAATGCTCAGAAGCATTGACCCTAGCACCTTCCAGCCTAAGATTGGCTTCAAGACTCGCTACGGTATGGTCGCTAACCCATTCGTTGTACAGAGCAACGGCACACCTGATGCTGAAGCACTTACTGCGAACCGCAACCAGTATTACAGAAGAGTTAGAGTTGCTAACCTCACCTGATACTTGTTACGATATCCACACAGGGGTCCACACGGACCCCTTTTTTTGTGCTTAAATAGAGGTACACCTTACTACATTTTTTATGCCTAGAGGTATTGTATCCAAGGTTGACATGGTTCCCAGAGTCGTCAAAATGAAAAACGAACTCTATAATGGTAACTACCAGGATAAAAATGGGGACTGGCACGATGGTGCCCATCACATGCTCAACCGAGTCTTAGAAATGCTGAATGAGTATACGGTATGAATCAGTCATCACTAGTTTTACTACTGTGCTTATCACCTCTTGTGGTGATCTTCATTGTTATGAAACTAGCTCTGTGGATAACAGAGACGGCATCATATCGTGCAAAGACTGAAGAGTTAAAGCGTATGCAACATGGACCTTATGAGTTCTACGACGACGAAGAAGAAGAGGATGACTGGTAAAGAATATCCATATGATAAAGACTATCAATTATTATACAAGAGGGTATCAAGAATGAAAATTGAAACCATGATGGAAGAACCTTGTCCATTATATGAACCAGGATGGGAAGATGTTACAGACTCTCCTGAAGACTGGGCAGATTTTTGGGAGAATGAAGATGTCGCCTAAAGATTGGATTTGGAATGGAGGGAAGGTCGAACCTCCACACAAATTAACAAAAGAAGAAGTACAGGAGATGATTGATGATGCCATACGAAAGCATAATCGTAACGCTTCAATTATTAGTTTTTGGGTTGGTTGGGTTGTTCTTGCACTTTTTGCTGAGGGTCTGCTTCGACTTATTGGAGTTATAGAACCACTATTCCCATGGTTGAAAATAACACTATAGTCCTTCAGTGGATATTAGTAGCAGTCGTGTTCTTGGCAGGGGTATCTTTGTTCTGCCAAGGGCACGCAATTTTACATGGTAAATATGGGTATAAACATGCAGGACGTGAGAAGAAGCGTGCTGAAAATGTTCGCAAGCAAATGGAAGAAATTATCAATGCGAATGGACATTCTACAAAAGAGGATTAGGCAGGTGGAAATAGCAGAGAAGATTGATGAAGCGATTAATGAATACTATTCGCTTCAGGGATTGCCTGTGCCAGATTGGAAACGGAAAAAAGATCCAGACTGGTGGAGGGAGTATCTTATTGATCTAGGACTCGATCCACACAACCCATAAATACTTATAGCTTGGGAAGTTGACATGTCCGCTGAATGGTATAAGGAACAACCTTCCAATAGGAATTTCTTAAACCCTATTGGTTATATCCTCAAACTGGAAAAGTTTGCAGGGGTAGATTTCTTTTGCCAGTCAGCAAATGTCCCCGACGTTAACATGCCTGTAGTTGAGGTAGCAAGTCCTTTTAGGAATTTGCCTTTTACTCCTGGTGGTGGTGTAACGTTCGGGGATTTTTCTGTGCGTTTTATTGTAGACGAAGATCTTAAAAATTATTATTCCATTCATAACTGGATGCGTGACAATGGCAATGCTGATCAAATGCAGCGAGTCACATCTGAAGAAGATATTTACACTAGAGGCGAATTACACATTGTTACAAGTTCATACAACCCAGCATTTGTTGTTGACTTCCAGCAACTATTTCCTGTAGCACTGACTAATTTACAATTTGATGCTACAATAACTGATGTGGAGTACATAACTGCAGAGGTAACATTTAAACATCAGCAGTTCTTCATTCGTGATAAAAACTTACAACCTTTATGAACTTTGAATCTCTTCGTAATAAATTTGACAAGTTAAGAGAACAATGGGCGGAAGATTCCGCTGTTGATTTTCAATTCAAGAATAAACAGTATACCACAGATTTGGGACAGTTAGCACTTGACATCCCTTTTCAACACAATAAATACTTAAACCATTACACTGACATTTCGCAGATCAAGACTTCGCTAGAATTTGAGATCCGTAAATTGGTTAGGGAAAAGCGTGAATACTATTCTGGAGAAGCAGACGCTAAAGTTTACGCCGCCAAACCATTTGGATCAAGCATTAAGACTTCTGAAAAAATGAAAACCTACCTTGAGTCTGATGATGAAATCATCAACCTTGAGGCGAAGATCAAATATCTCGACCAGATGTTGTACTGGTTAGATCAAGTCATGCGTCAAATTTCTAATAGAGGGTTCCAGGTCAAGAGTGCCATTGAGTGGGAGAAATTTGTAAATGGACAATGATGACCACCCTCCAAATTAGAAAGAAGAACGAAGTCTACATCACTATTAATTCTAAGGAACCACATGTCCATCACGAGTTGGCGGACTACTTTACCTTTGAGGTTCCTGAAGCTAAGTTCTTAAAAAAGAATCCCAGATACAAATACTGGGACGGAACTATTCGCCTGTACTCTCCTGGTACAGGTGAGTTGTATCATGGTCTGATGAAGCACTTACAAGTGTGGGCAGATGAGAGACAGTATACAATTGAATATGAAAAGAACGATTGGTACGGAGACATATCTGACGATAATAAATTCGTGTCTCCTGCTGGCGTAAAGACTTTCATGGACAAAATTGTCCGCAAAGAAATTAAACCTCGTGACTACCAATATCGTGCAGTCTACGAAGCTATTAAATACAATCGTAAACTACTTCTTTCCCCTACGGGAAGTGGGAAGTCTCTGATGATCTATTCCCTCGTCAGATACTATACTGCTACCAACAAGAAGACGCTGATCATCGTCCCTACTACGTCCTTGGTAGAACAAATGGTCAATGACTTTAATGATTACGGGTGGAATGCGGACGACCATGTGCATAAGATATATTCGGGCAAAGATAAGAATACTGATAAACCAATCATTATTTCCACCTGGCAATCAATCTACAAGTTCCCGAAAAGATACTTTGATGACATTGACTGTGTTATCGGTGATGAAGCACACCTATTTAAGTCCAAGTCCCTCACAGGAATCATGACTAAGCTACACAATGCCAAGTACCGTTTTGGTTTTACTGGAACACTTGATGGTAGCAAGACACACAAGTGGGTACTAGAAGGATTGTTTGGAGATTGTGAACGTGTAACTAAAACAGATGATCTAATTAAATTAGGTTATCTTTCTAAATTTAGGATCAAAGTCCTACTGTGTAAACATGCTCCGCAACATTTTGAATCATACCATGATGAGATGGAGTATCTAGTTGAACATAAAGGCAGAAATAATCTGATCAAGAATCTTGTCAAAGATATTGAGGGGAACACTCTAGTTCTATTTAACTACATCGAGAAGCACG